TCTAAACAAGCGCCGATCAAAAGCCCTGCATATTCTCAATACTCGCCAGGTTGTAGCCGATGAAAATGCCACCGATGATTGGGATGATATTAAGCAGGAAGTGGACCGGCCCGACGGTCTTATCCGAGTTAAGTCCGGTACCCGATTCGATTTCCAGACCGATACGCAGCTGGCCGGCGAACACATTATGCTAATGAACCAGGACGCCGAATATATCGAGCGGACCGGCGGCGTTAATGATGAAATGATGGGCAGGCAGACAAACGCCGTAAGCGGCAAGGCGATAACGGCCCGCCAGGAGCTCGGTACCACCTTAACCATGACCATGTTTGACAATCTCCGCCTGGCATTTCAGTTAATAGGCGAGCTAAAACTATCCTTGATCGAACAATTTTACACCGAAGAAAAAACAATCCGGATCCAGGGGGCCCCGAATGAGTGGGATTTTGTCGATCTCAATTACCAGGATCCGGATACCGGCGAAACGCTAAACGATATAACGGCCAGCCAGGCCGATTTTGTTATCGATAGCCAGAACTTTACGGCCTCGATGAGGCAGGCAGCCTTTGAGCAATTAACCGCCATGCTCGAGAAACTACCGCCCGAATTGGCTATGGCCATGCTCGATATTATTGTCGATATGTCCGATGTACCGCTAAAGGAAACATTGGTGCAGCGGATCCGCGATATAACCGGTCAAAAGGATCCGAGCAAAGATCCGGAGGATCCGGAAGAAGTTGAAAAAGAGCGCCAGAAAGCAGAGGCCGAGGCCAAGCAAAAGGAACTACTCGAGGCAATCCAGATGCTCGAGATTCGATTTAAGGAGGCCCAATCCGGCAAGCTGGAAGTCGAGGCCGAGGAAAAATCATTAAAGATGGAAGTCGAGGCCGACAAGGTAGGCGCCGAGGTTGAGAAGATCGAGGCGGAAACAATGTCGATCGAGAGCTCGGTCGAACTGGCCGACGAGGAATTAGATTTTAAAAAGACCGATGCGGCCGTCGGCCGGCAGATCGATAGGGCGAAAGTCTTATCGGATATTGAGGCCTCTAAGCGATCGGCTATGGCATCCGAACGACCAACACCCAGGCAACCGGCTAAGAAACCAGCCAAGAAAGGATAAAGCATCATGCCAGCAGCAGCAGCAAGAGCACTCCAAAAAGGCCTTAAAAAAGGCGCCAAGAGCACAGGGCTAAGGTACGGCGCCCAAATGGGCGGACCGGTAAAGCGCGGCGCGTCAAGTCAAATGGGCGGACCGGTAGCAAATGCTGCGTTAAGGTATAGCGCCCAAATGGGCGGCCGCCCAGGACTCCGGAGAGGCGCCATGTCGACGAAAATGGGCGGACCAGGCGATCGAGGCCCAGGCGGTTTACCGCAAGGCGAGCTATCCGGAGTACACGGCGGACCGGCCTCGATGCCGGCGCCAGGTCGAGGGCAGCCCGAGGCGGCAACAGGCGCCCAGGGGCCCGCGGTTATGCCACCCGATGCGGCGGCGGCGCCGATGCCGACCGGCGGATCCGGAGCAAGCGCCGATGTTGGCACTGGCGGAAAAGGCGCTATCGATATGGGCCCGACTCCGAAAGGGGTACAGGATGCAGGCGCCGGCGGTGGCGGTCGATTATTGAGGCCAGGATCCGGCCTTATTCAACCGGCCGCACCGATCCGGCCCCTGGATGGTGGCGAGAGTGTACCAGCTGCAATCCCACCGGCAGCGCAGGCGGCGCCAATGGCAAGGATGATGGCCATGCGTCAACCTATGTCCGGATTTCAACCGCGCAGGAAACCTAAAGGGCGGCCAGGTAGATTTTTTCAAGGCGGCCAGGGAGCAATTTAAAATGGCAAAACCCATTAAAAAGAAATTGACTAAGATGGTGGCGGGAGAAACAAAAAAGGTTGATAAGGTTAAAAAGATAACGTCCAGCGAGGCCTATCATATCGAGAAAAAGGCAAAAGAGGCCAAACGGTATGGATCATTTAGCGCCGGACCGTCGAAAAAAGACAAGAAAGCCGCGGGTAAAGATCGCCTTACCAAAATGCGGAACTTAACTTTAGAAATGCGATCCAGGCGCAAGGCACGATCCACCATGCCGACTTTTGGGAGGAAATAATGGGCGTATCCAGATCAAAAGGCTGGACCGAGGACGATATTAATCCGGACGATCCGGAGGCCTACCAGGGCGGCGGGATCGTAACGCCAGAGCTCCGATTGCGCGAGGAACAGGAAAAGCTAAAGAAAAAGCGCAAAAAGCGGATAGCGTCAAACCAGGAATTCATTAGTTTAATGAAAGACCGCGGCCCAATGTCAACAGGTAGATAATGGATCCAACAGGCAAAAGTAGCACATATCATCCTTATGGATTGCCGGCCATTAAGAAGTGGCGCGGCCAGGATGCAAAGCGCAAGAAAAAGAAATATTTGGCTAATCGATCATTTATGTTGACCGAGGAACAAACACCCCAGGGCCCCAAAGCATCCATTAACCCCTGGAATAAACGATAGGAGGTATCACTATGTCAGGCGAGGGCACAGCACCAAGTTACCAGGGGCGAAAACCCCAAAAAGATGATTATTCCGGCAAGCCGGCCACCGGCAGAGGCCAGACGGCCAGGGCAACCGAAACCAAAAAACAATTTAAGCCGATGGGCAAGAGCCCAGGCAAAGAGAAAAATCCGGCACCGCAAAAGAGGCCGGTACACAATTCCAGCAAGGATAAGGGCGGATACTAAAGAGGTAGGCCATGCCGTTGACGAAAAAAGGCCGCAAGATTATGTCGGCCATGAAAGGCCAGTATGGCGAGGACCAGGGCGAGCGCGTTTTTTACGCCAGCAGGAATAAAGGCACGATCTCGGGCGTAGATAAGGCCCGCAATAAAAATAAGAAACATCAAATCTATATGCGCGGTCGATCGCGCATGAATTAAGGAGGCCCCAACATGGCAGACGATGAAAAGAAAAAAAAGAATCCAGGCCTTGTCGAAAATGTCAAGAATATCTATGGCATGGGTAAAAAGCTGTATAGTCACTATATGGCAAAGCGTAAGCAGATGAGCGAAACCAGGCCGAAACCAGGTGTACGCAAGATTGAGCCCAAACCGCCTGGCGAGGATATGGAAAAGCCGATTGTAACCCAACCGCCTAAGAAGAAAAAAGAAAAACCCCGCGGCGGAGTCGGCGGCGTTTTGGATACCATACAGGAACGCAAGCGCCGGATGGAAGAAGCTCTAAAAGATTAACCCTTAACCAAAACCAGGAGGTAGAATCATGGTAGCAAAAGCCGAGGATAAGGCAGCAGCACCGGCCAGCGACGGCCGAACCGACAAAGAAAAATTAACGGATATTGGCATATCTCCGGAAGAACAAGCGGCCCTCGAGGCCGACGATACCGACGAGGGCGCCGATAAGGACGCAGCCGGCAAGGATGCCGACAAGCCTGCAGCTGCAGACAAGGAGGCCGACGATGCCAAAGGGGAGAGCCAGGCCGATAAAGATAAGGCGGACGCGGCCAGCGACGGCGAGGGTGACGCGGAAACCGACGATCTTAAACCGGCCGAAAAGGTACCCGACCATTTCATCGCAATGGCGGAAACATTAACCGAGGAAGATCTAACACAGATCGATACGGACCTGGCCACGCTCAAAACTCAATTTGATGATGGTGATATTGATTATGAGAAATACACCGACGGCCGTTTAGAGCTCGAAAAATTGTTATGGCACCATGAGCAGGCCGAAATGACAAATATTAACGCCGTCGAACAGCGGTGGCAGTGGGAACGCGATTGGTATCTGCAATCAAATGCGGAGCTCAATAATTCCCAGGTGATTTACGGTGCCTTTGCAAGCCAGGTAAACGCGCTTTTAGCCGACGATGAATGGAATACCGCCCCAGGTTTTGACCTTTTGACCGAGGCACACAGGCGCGTATCGTCCGAGATCGATAGCCTGGCGGGCCCAGGATCCGAACCGGTCAACAATGGCCGACCAGCTGGCGGCGATAAATTGAGCGCCGACGAAAAAGCGGCCGCGGCCCTTAAAAAGGCAAAGGCGGCAGAGTCCGGCAAGCGGCCACCGGAAACCCTGGCCGGCAAACCGGCAGCCGAGCAACACACCGATGAGAGTAAATTTGCCTATCTTGATAATTTAGAGGGCGAAAAGCTGCAGGCCGCGATCGATAAACTCAGCCCGACCGAGTTAAAAGAATACGAGGACCACCACTAATGGAAAAGGTATATCCAGATAATTGGGATCCGACCGCGAAAGTTGAAAAGGCCGAGATCGATAAAACGGTATTAATCGCGCCATTTGCCTATGTTATGGCCGGCGCGGTAATAGGGCCCTGGGTGATAATCGGATCATATTCGCTGATCGGTGAAACGTGCATCCTGGGTGAGAACGTACAAGTTATGGCCCATGTGACCATGCAGGCGGCCACGATCGAGCGTGACGTTTTTATCGGTCCAGGCGTCCGGATCCTAAACGTAAAGCATCCACAGGCCACTTTCGAGGATCCGAAAGAGGATCCGGTCGTAATATGTGAGGGCGCCGTTATAGGCGGCGGCGCAGTAATCCTGCCAGGCGTGACCATAGGCCCGCGGGCCAAAGTGGGCGCCGGCGCAATCGTAACAAAGGATATGGCAGCCGGTGAGCAAGTGAAAGGCCAGGCGGCCAGTGTATTTTAAAAATCATGGGGCGGAAATGTGGCACTCTTAACCGACGTATCGAAAAGCGAGATTGTGCACTTGCATCTGCAGGACGATACGATAATCACGCTGCGCGTTATCAAAAAGAGCGGCAAAAAGGTTAGGATCTGCATTGACGCACCTAAAACAGTGAGCATATCCAAAAAGGATTTGCCAAGAAAGTAAGGCCCCAGGTTCAATTATAGCCACCTGTTAAAACAGAGCAGGGCAAGAGGCCGGCGGACGGTGCCAACGATAGGCGCCGGCAACGTGCAGGAGTGAATTAAAAACCTGTAACCTACTCTAATCTTATTCTGAACAGGAGGCTATAAAAATGGCACAAACCATCATAGGGGTTAATGACCCAAAAGCAGTAAAGAAATATTCGGCGTTTCTGGCCGTCGATGTTGCGCGTACTTCATATTGGAGTCGCAAGTTTTTTGGCCAGGGAGTTGAATCCGGTATGCCGATCCACCAGCTTAACGAGCTGGAAAACGATGCCGGCGAGTACATTTCCTTTGACCTTTCCATGCAGCTGAAAATGCAACCGGTCGAGGGTGACGATGTACTCGAGAACAAAGAGGAAGAATTGAAGTTTTACACCGACGGCGTTTATATCGATCAAATGCGCGGCGGTGTGAACAGCGGCGGCCGCATGACGCGGAAACGGACCATCCACAATTTACGCAAGGTGGCGCGTAAGCGTCAATCCGAATGGTGGGCCAGGGTATTTGATGAGCTGCATTTCATGTACCTTTCCGGAGCTCGCGGCGTAAATGCCGAGTTTGTTTTTCCGGCAACCTATTCCGGATTTGCGGGCAACGCCTTTACCGCACCGGACGCGGAGCATATCCAGTACGCGAACAACAAAACAAAGGCGACCATCGTAGTTGGTGACGTTATGAACCTTACCGAGATCGATAAGGCCAAAGCGGTTGCCACCATGATGGGCGGCGGATCCGGCGGCGGTGATGCCGGCACCGACGGCAATACCCAAACGCCTAAGATCATGCCGATTATGATTAACGGCGAAAATCACTTTGTTACGGTGATGAATTCCTGGCAGGTTTACGATGTTCGGACCGCCACCAGCACCGGCCAATGGTTAGATATTCAGAAAGCGGCCGCGGCAGCCGAGGGCAGGAACAACCCGATTTTTAAGGGTGCCCTGGGTATGTATAACAATGTGGTGCTCCATGAGCATGAAAACCCGATCCGGTTTACCGATTATGGATCCGGCGGTAACATTGAGGCCTGCAGAGCTCTATTCCTGGGCGAGCAAGCGGCCGTTTGTGCGTTTGGATCCCCTGGCACTGGCCTGCGTTTCGGGTGGTTTGAGGAAACCCGCGACAATGGCAATCAGCTGGTTATCTCGACTCATTCCATTTTCGGGATCAAGAAAACCACGTTTAATGGCAAGGATTATGGCATCATGGCGATTGACACCGCAGCCAAGAATCCGACCACCTAAACGGCCGTAACCATTAACCTTTAACTTATTTGTAAAATCTTAATTGCATTAAACCGATATTTTACAGGAGGATAATACCATGACCGAGTATATTGCAAATATGGCAGGGGAAAAGGCCCCAGGCAAAAGCCCTCATTCCGCGGGCGAGGTATATGTCAGTGATGGCTATATCGATCTCACGGTAGCGTTAGAGGAAGATGATCTCATTTCCTTGTGCATTTTACCGCCCAAGTGTGTACCGCTCGGATTCGCTATCGAGTGCGAGGATCTGGACACCGGTACCACGATTACCTTAACCGGCGGCATGAAAACTCGCGCCGGTACGGATCTGATCGCGGCCCATGATTTTTTTGTGGATTCAGATGTGGGCCAGGCCGGCGGACTTCAAGGCAAGGAATGGATCGCGGGGAATTTCGATAATCTCCGTGTGGCCTATTCTCAGACCGAGGAAACGCTTATCGCGCTCAAAGTCACGGCCGCACCCACCGGCGGCGGAGTCGGCGGAGTGCGCGGCGCTTTGACCTATCGCGCCCAGGAGCAGCAGGATTATTGATAGGTCTTTAATTGCACAATAGTTGACCAGGCACTCAACCCAGGGGCCCCTGGCAGGCAGGGGCCCCGCAACCCCAAAGAGGACAGGAGGCCTTATGCTTATTAAATGCACGATGCGAGAGGGAATAACCGAGGCGGATATAGAGGGATACCGCTACACTTTCCGGCCGGATGCGGCCGGCAATCCGCTTTGCAACGTAACCAAAGAGGGCCATATTAAGCAGTTTTTGAACATGGGGCCCCATTGTTATGTGGAATACACGCCGAAAATACCTTATGAGCAGATGAGCGCAGCGCAGATATTCGAGCTCCCCGACGGCGAGGCCGAGGATCATAAGGCCAGGATTCGGGAAGAACAGGCGCGAGCGGACGCGATCGAGGCCGAGCAGGTCGAAAAGAAAGCCCAGGATCCGGAGGCCAGGCTAAAAAAGCTGGAAGATAAACAGGATCCGCCGGCGGAAAAGCCGGTGATAAAGCAGAGCGCAGCCGCAGGCCTGGCAGAAACCAGAATTAGAGAGATCATTAATAGCTTTAGAACGCTATCTAAAAAGAGGTTTGAAAGCTGGCTCGAAAACAACCGCGATCAAATAAAAATGATGCCGATCGATGTTAAGGCGGCCCTGGCCAAAAAGATAATTAAAACCTGGCCAGGCAAAGACCCCGAGATCGACGGCCTAAATTTGGAGCAATATGCCAACAGCACCGACGCCACCGATAAAGGACATAGTAATAACAAGTAAGGATCCGGAGCTGGTCGAGATCTTGAAAGAGATCAAGCAAACCCTGGATATACGCGAGGGGCGCCTGGGTGATACCAATTTCCGGTTTATTGATTATTACGAATTGTTGGAGCTCCTATCCGGTGACGAAACCATAACGATTACGGTTTTACCAGGCGCCCACAACCACCCGCATAATGATCTATCCACGATCCAGGGTGGCAACGCCACCGAGCGGTATCATTTAACCCTGGCCGAACATACCGCCCTGGGCGCTATTCCGGACCATAACGACCTGGGATCCATCCAGGGCGGATCCCCTACCGAGCGATACCATTTAACCCTGGCGGAGTCCGGCGCCTTGCACCCACCGGATAAAATATTTGAGGGCGATTCCAGGTTAGAAATTGTCGATACCGGTACAGGGATCATTTACGGATATGCAGACAATAACGAGGTATTAAGGCTTTATAACCTGGGCGGCAGGATCGGCAAAATAAACGAGGCCAGGATCGATTTTAGTAATGCCGGCGCCGGTTCAATGTCGATGCGGGCGATAAATACCCTTAAATCAATATCGTTAGATTCTTATTCAATCCGGATAGGTGACGCGGTTGATCTGCAAACCTGGGGCAAAACTCAACTCCTAATAGATTGTGGCATAAGCCCCTTGATGCGGTTTTCGATTGGGAATGGCGCCGGCGGCAGCGTCATATTAATGGATATAGATAGCACTTCTGTTAATTTGCCGGTCGGCCTACTCGAAACCAATACCGTAACGCCGATCGATCTAACAATCGATTGCGGCACCGAGAAAACCGTAAAATTGGCCGAGGGCGTTTGGAAAGATATAAACGTCGGCGGCGCTCAATTAAACCCGATACCGGCCTTTGCTCCGGACCTGGAAAAATTCGCAGACGAGGGCGGCGGAGATACCGGCATTTATACCCTGGCCTTTGCAGTGGGCGAGAGTGCATCCGGATCCTTTGAGATCCAGCACGACTACAAAGAGGGCACCGATATATCCTTTCATATCCATTGGCAGGGCAAGGCGGCGCCCACCGGTACCGACAACGTACAATGGCAGCTCACCTACACGATCGCAAGATTTGATGCCACCTTAGACGCGGCCACGGTGATTGTCATAGAAACCCCGATCGATACCCAATATAAAATGAACACTTCCGTTTTTCCGATGATAAGCGGATCGACCGGCGGCAACAATGGCGGGCCTATTCAGATGGGCGATCAATTCTTGCTAACCGTCGAAAGAATAGCGGCAGCTGGTGACGCCTATTCCGGTGACGCCTTAGTAATGACGGCCGGCCTGCATTATGAAGTTGATACAATGGGATCCAGGCAAATAGGAGATAAATAAATGTCAGTAATAACAGTGGGCAGCGCGATAGATCAATTTGAAAGGAAAGTCCTCGATGAGGGAAATGAGGATTGGACCGAGGCGGAAAACGTGACTTTGTTTAATAACACGATCCGCACCATGATTAATTTAGTGCCCAAACTGCACAGCAAAACCGAGTCTGTTTTATTGGCGCCTGGCGTACTGCAGTTTCTACCGGCCAAAGGTATTGAGCTGGTCGATATGCCCTTAAATATGGGCGAGGACGGCACGATCCCAGGGGCCCCACCGCGAGAAACCACCCTAAAGATTTTTAACGATGTTTGGCCCCGATGGGCCTATGATCCGGAGGATACCGTTATCGAGCACTACATGAAAGACGATAACGAGGAACGCCGGTTTTATGTTTATCCACCGGTGCACAGCACCACGCCTGTATATGTCTTAATCCAAATGAGCACTTTACCGGATCCGATAGTTTATGACGTATCAAACGATTGGAAATTGATAACAATACCGGTCGAGGATCAATATATCGATGCGATTCACAATGGTATGCTTTATATGTTTTATGACGATGATAGCGACAATCCAGGCAATACCCCGCGATCGCAGATGTATTATCAAAGATTTCAAACCGCGCTGCAGATCGAAACAGTTAAGCCCAGGCAGCGGCAATCATAAAGGAGTTTAGGCTATGACAACCGTACTTTATCGATTAAACGCCGGCGAGGTTATTAAGATCTCAGCTGCGAATCAAACCTTTGACGATCGAGATACCGATTATTGGGGAGTGGCCACGGATCCGGCTTTTCCGGATGGTACCGAATTTAAGCCACCGCGTATCGAGGGATCCGCGAAATTTATGGACGTCGGCGGGAGCTCCTGCAGGAACGCGACGGCCGGCGAGATAAACGCCTTTGTGGCCGCGGAAACGGCCGACGATAATCTGCAGGACCAGGCGGGGGCCCGCGGGCTATTTGCAGTGCACCCTCGATGGAGAAAATTGCAGATCGCTATTATCGATATAAATATCCTCGAGTTTAATCTCCAACGTCAATGGAATATGGATCTAAAGGCCGGTGTGGCAGCTGCAACGAACCTGGCCGAGTTTAAGGCCGCAGTGGCGGCCCTGCCAGATCAAGCCCCAAGAACGCTCGCGGCGTTTAGGACGGCGGTACTCGCAAGAATAAATGAGGATGATTAACAATGGTAGATTACAAACCCAGGAGTTATCCGACGGCCGAGGTAGCGATCGCATTATTTAGCGGCCAGGGCGAGCGCCTGCAGGAGGGCGATATTACCAGCGTCCGGAAACCGCAGATCGGTATCGGATTAAAAGAGGCCAAAACGCGATTATGGCTATTGGTGCAGGGCCCGCAATATATCGAGTATGCCGGCCTAAAGGAAAAAGTTACCGAGCCCATAGATCCGACCAGGCTTTACGAGGACCAGGCATATATCAAATACGATAAGCGCCGATTTTGCATCCCATTGGCCAGGCTAATACAGGTTTTCCCTACCCTGGACCTGGCAAAAGCGCGAGATCTCGGCCAGGCATACCAACCTTTTTACACATTAGATACTGATAATCACCTATGGTTGACCGACCGGATCCCGCTCGATACCGCGGGCCTGGTTTTCGATAAAGCACTCGGAGTATATTTATAATGGCATCTTCAAGAGAAACCGCAACTAACGAGAATGTTTCCACGTTTGGCGCGGCCGGATTCGGCCGAGATTATACCGATGCGTCAAATTGGGAGGGCGATACAGATATAGATCTTGTATCCGCCACGCAATCAGAGGTTTTGGAGTGTTACGACGATGCGGCCGACTTGGACCCAGGCAGCCCGAATATGTCCGGAGCTACCACAAGCGCGAGCTATTTTAGGATCATAAGGCCCGCCGGCGTAAAGGGCGAGGTATCATGGCAGGGCCACGATGGTACCGACCAAAACGGCGTTTATATGCTAACCGACCAGGACGATACCCTTATGGAGATAGGCGAGCCATTTTCACAGATTCAAGATTTAATTTGTGGGTGGATTGTTCCTGGCGGCGCTAATCGTTTGGTTTTGGTTTCCGACGGCGGAGATTGTAAATGGGTGGGTGTTATTATGAATATCGCCAGCAATTCGGGCGGTACGGTCCGCGGTATGTCGATCCGCGGGGATAATGATATGGCCGTTAATTGCCTATCGATGAATAGCGACACTTTTGGATTTGATCTTAACGC